CAAGCCGAGGATGGTAACTAACTTCGTTCACGAAATGGTTGAAGCGAAGGTCAGTCAGATGGCCAGATTAAGGTCATCAATCGCCCTAATTCCAAATAATAATGAGCAATCAGACATCAACAACGCTAAAGCATGTAAAATGCTATTAGATTCAAGGGCTTATGACCTACACCTCGAGGAAATCCACCAAAAAGCGGATAGAATCAAGTACATCTTCGGTCATTCCTTTAAGTTTGTTGAATGGGATAAGGATTGCGGTCCAGAATCCCCAGTTCATAAGAAATTAAAGCAAAAACCTAAGAATAAGCTGACCAAGAAGGAAAAGGAAATCCTTGAAAAGCACGACTCTATCCATATTGGGGATGTCGATGTGGTTCCACTTGGTCCAGATAGAGTGTTCGTAGAGCTTGGAAAAGAGAAATGGGATGATATGGACTACATTATGAAGATTGATTGGGTCCATATTGAAGCACTTAAGAAGATGTATCCTAAACATGCTCAAAAAATCCAAGAGAACAGAAGGAATCTATATGATTATGAGACTTCTGAGCTTACCCGCCCGATTGACATGGTTATGGTCCGCACGTTCTACCATCGCAAAACTAAATATCTCCCCGAAGGGGCGATTATTGTTCACACTGATGATGTTATCTTGGAGAGCAAAGACCTGCACTACGACCACGGAGAAATTCCGGTTGTCCCCGATACCGACATTGACGTTTATGGGGAATTTTGGGGACGTTCTTTCATTACACTCATTGAGCAGATGCAGAGGATGCACAACAATATACAGTCCGGTATCGCAAGAGATTACTCTATTGGCTCAGCTCCAAAATGGATGGTACCTAAAGGTGCGTGTGATTTCCACGACTTGAATAATGAGTTTACGATTGTTGAGTACAGTGGCCCAACACCACCTCAACTCGTAGAGTCTCGTCCCACATCGAACCAAGCGTTTGATGTGCAGGACAGACTTGAAAAATATATGACGAAGCTTTCCTCCGTTTATGATATTTCCCGTGGGGAAGTACCTAGCGGGGTAACGGCTAACTCGGCTCTCCGGTTCCTTGACGAGCAAGAATCCCAGCGGATTGTGACCCAAGAGCGTAAGAGGAAGACCACTGTTATCAAGACAGCTAAACTAATGATGGCCACAATGGGTCAGTATTATAAGGCTTCTGATGGCAGGACCGTTAAAATCCTTGGTGAAAAGAACGAAATCGTTATTAAGGACATGAAAGCAGCCAATTTCACCAAAATCTACGACGTTCGTATCCAGAACTCTCCGGCTCTACCGGATAGTAAAGCTGGTAAAATTGCGGCAATCGTGGATTTAAACACAGCTACTCAAACTGACCCGATTTTCACTAGGGAACACGTTATTGATATGCTGGACCTAGGTATGGACGAGGCTTATAAGGATATGGCTACCGCAGCCGTGGACGCAGCCCGAACTACCCTTGAGATGATGCTTGAGGGGAAAAAAGTGCCGGACCCTAAAGTTTACGACCACTTACTCGTGCATTATGACATCTTCGTGAAGGAAATGCAGGAGTATAGTTTTAAATCAAAGGTATCTCCTGAGATACAGCAAACTATTGAAGCAAGGGTAAAGGTCCTAGAAGGCCTTATGTACCAGAAAGCACAAAAAAATCCGAAGTTTGCTCAGGAGCTATCTATGGTTTCTATGTACCCGATATATTTCACTCTCCCAATTCAAGCGCCAATGGCTCCTGAAGCTGAGCAGAATTTGAATATGGAAGGAATGGCTACAGATAAAGCTAAACAACCAGATAAGATGCTAGAAGCGTCTGAGGGATTAAACCAATAAGGAGTAAACCGTGAGCGAGATTGAAAGTTTTGACGATAATACCGTCATTGAACCGAGTAATGGAACATCAGCCGAAGCACCATCACAGGGAGGAGTAGAATCTTTCGATGATGATGTGGTCCATGAGATACCTGAAACCCAAGGGGATAAGGTAGAAGCAAAAAGCGGAGTCGAAGAGGGAGAGAAGAATAATGACCTCAAGGATAAGCAAATCAATACGATGGACGACTCTAAAGCAGAGGCTAAAAAGGAAGAAAAGTCTGAAACTGACGATGAAACAGCTAAAGGAGAAGATGAAGACGGAGGAGGCAAGCCTTCTGAATCGGATTCTGAGAAAGGGGAAGAAAAAGCCCCGAAAGTCAAAATGCTCAAAGGCAAAGTTGGGGACGAGAAAGCCGAAGTCCACCCAGATACACAACTTCGCATTAAGGTTGATGGACGAAGAGTAGACGTTCCAGTTCAAGACCTTATCAACAATTACTCCGGAAAGGTTAATTGGGATAAGAAGTACAATGAACTCAACAATGAAAAACAAGAATTTCAGAAAGAAAATACTCAATATAAGCAGGAACTAGGTTGGCTTCAAGGTCACATGAAGGAAGTTTCGGAAATCCTAGATGACCCAGAAAGGAGTCCTATTGATGCTCTTATGCACATAGTTGACTCGACCAACAGAAATCCTGTAGAATATCAGATGAAACTGTTTAAACACATGCAAGCTCAAGTCGAGAACATGGCTGAGATGGATGAGGTTGAACCGGAATTATACTGGGCAAGGCAGAAAAACAACTACCTTTCACAGCGCCAAGAGTCCTTATCGGCTAAGGCCAAATCTGAGCAAGAAGCAAATGCCCAGAAAGCCCGAATCGACCAGTTAAGGGAAGCTCAAGGAGTTGATGAAGCCCAGTTTATGGAAGCCCACTCTGAATTGGCAGAGCTTGGTTTTGAGAATCCCACGCCGGAGCAGGCAGTTAATTACGCTGTAATTAAACCTCATCTGGATGTAGCGGAGAATCTAGTCAAGCCTTACGAAGAAGAGATGACTACTGAGGGTGCTGATAAACTGATTTTAGAGCTTGCTAACTACTTGAAATCTGGCGAGTTCTCAAAAGAAGAAATCAATAAGCTCCTGAAAGAAGAATACGCTTCCACTGATGAAGTCGAAGACCTTGAAGACAAGGTTAGAGATTTCAGGAAGGATGAAGCAACAGGTCCAGCCAAAGTCGCAGACAAAGGTGAAGACCACGTAGAATCCTTCGATGATTATGATGAACTACAATATCGTAGGTTCTAGCTTTAACAGGAGCCCCAAATGGCCGAATTTAATCTAGTAGACCAGACGAATCTTTTTAAGATTAACTACTATAAAAAGTCTGACAACATGTACAACAGCGCAAACGTGCTTCAAGGTCGTATTAAGAAAAGATATGACTTCACTGGTAAGCAACGTTTCGTATCAACTCCAATGTCATTTTCTGGTGGTGTTGGTTCTGGTTCACTACCTACTTCAAATGCTGGTAACTACAAGGGTGCCATCATTGAGTCAAAGTCGGTTTATGCCACTTGTCAAATCGAAAGAGAGTCTATCAAGGCTTCAGCTAACAATGCTGGTGCTTTCGTACAAGCTACTAAAGAGACAGTAAAGAAAACTGTTGAGTCATACATGAGAAACAGCTCACGTATCCTTTTTGGTACTGGTGACGGTTCTCTAGGTGTTATTGACGCTGGTGGTGTTACTGATAACGGTGGTGGTAACTATACTCTAGTTATTTCTGCTGCTACTTGGAAAGAAGCTAACTTTGAAGAAAAAGACTACATCAATATTGAAACAGGTGTTTCTGACCTTTTCGAGATTGAGTCTGTTGCCCCAGCCACTAGAGAAGTGACTGTTCAGAGAATTACAGGGGCTCAAGTTCCTGTTGCTACTGACGAACTTTTCATGCAAGGTTCTGAAGGTAATGACCCAATGGGTCTTAAAGGTGTTGCTGACGTAGCTATCGCTCAAGCGGGTACCCTATACGGAATTGCTTACGAGCGTAGATGGTCAATGACTGAAGAAGATGCTGGTGGTGCTGGTATCACTGTAGACCGTATGAATCAGGTTATGCTTGACGTAGAACGTAAGTTTGGTCAAACGCCTAACATGATTATGTGTGGTTACGCTCAGTTCCAAAACATCCTAGCTCTACTTGAAGACCAGAAGGTTTATAACCTTCCGAACAGAAACGTGAAAGGAAACCTTTCTTTTCAAGGCGTTGAGTTCATGTCTACTCGTGGACCTATCGGGATTTTCGTAGACCGCTTTTGTGAAGACGAAAGAGTTTACTTCCTAAACGACAACTTTATCGAGTGTCACCACAGACCTGACTTTGGTTGGTTTGACGATGACGGTACTGTATTCCTTCGTAAAGACGGAATCGACTCGTATGAAGCACGTTACGGTGGTTACTACGAGAACTACATTACTCCGACCGCTCACGGGGTATTACATAACCTTGCTATCTAAGTAGGTTAACGGGTGGGGATTTCGGTCCCCACCTTTTAAGATAACTGCCTCCATAGGCTTACAAGAGAGATTATTATGTCAAAAAGTGTTAAACGAGGGATTAAGACTCACCAAATAGGAATGAGGCTCCTCCATCTTAAAATTCAAGATACTGCCACTACTCCGGTAGCGGAAGGTCCTGACAAGTTTCTAGTTGCTTCTATCGTTGATAACGGTGGTGTAGGTGACTTTACTGTAATTCTTAACCGTCCTGCTGCTAACGATAAAGACCTTTACGTAGCTGGTTGGTCTGGTCCTGCTGATACAGCCGTTGCTGTAACCAATGTTGACCATGATAGAGTAACAGTCCTAATCACGGATTTAGCCGGTGCTGCTAAGGATGAGGATGTATTCCTTACTATCCTAGCTCACGATGCTCGTTACGAGATTTAATCGTGGACAAGGACTTTAAGGAGATTGTTCTTTTCGAGATTCGAGAGAATCGTAAAGAAATCGCCAAAGTTAAGTCTAAGGTAAATGGCCTCTACTCTACTGTAGGGGTCGTTGGTGCCTTTTTCGGTACATTAGGAGCCATAGCTGTTAAAGCTTGGACGTTTCTTAACCATAAATAGGAGGTAAACTTTGCCTACAGTAATCGGTCGTCCCGATTCCGCAGAGAAACTTGCCGCCTTTTTTATTGCGGGTGAAATAATATCAGCATTAAAGGTAGTGCGTTTAAACACTACATCCGATGCTTTTGTTGCTGACCCTACCGGAACTTTTGAAGAAGCTAAGGCTATTGGAATAGCCCGAAGTGCAGGAGGGATTGGAGCTACTATAGATGTCCAGACCTTCGGAATCTTGGAAGATGCTTCTTTTACCTTTTCAGCTAACACTCCACTATTTTTGAGTGCTACTGGAAGTATTACTGACGTAGCCCCAGTTTCGGGTTACAATGTTCAAATAGGTCATGGACTTGGAGCGGGGTCTATATTTATTGCTTTAAGAGAGCCAATTTTATTATAAGGAGAAAATCATGGCTGATAGGTATCAAACTTTAATTGGTGGTAAGGGACAACTTGTCGAAGCCACTGTATCCTCAACAGGTGTAGCAGAAGCAGGAGATATTCCTGCTCTTGATGCGTCTGGTAAACTAGACCCTTCACTTCTACCAACAGGTGCGGGACCAGATGTTGCTTCAATCGTTGTTTCTGAAGCTGCCGGACTTGCTGCCGGTGACTATGTAAACATCTTTGACGACACAGGAACACCTGCTGTTCGTCTAGCTGACAACTCGAATGGTCGTGAAGCCCACGGATTTGTACTTTCTGCTTTTGCTGATGCAGCGACAGCCCTTGTCTATTTTGAGGGACCGAACACGGCGTTAACAGGATTGACTGTAGGAGCTAGACAATTTCTAGGT